GAAGAACTTAATACAATTAAAGCTTCTGTTAGTCCGTCGAAATGGGCTTCGCAATATATGCAAAGACCAACAGGTGAGGGTATATCTATTATACCGAAAGATTGGTTTAAAATTTGGGAACAAGATACACCACCTTCATGCGAATATATTATCCAAAGTTACGATACTGCTTTTTTAAAATCGGAAAGAGCTGACTTTACTGCAATAACTACGTGGGGTGTTTTTTACCCTGAAGGTAAAATAGGGGAAGAACATTACAAAGGCGGAGAAGCTCATTTAATTTTAATTGATTGTGTAAAAGAACGTTTTGATTTCCCTGAATTAAAAGCTGAAGCTTTACGGTTATATGAATATTGGGAACCTGATACAGTAATTATTGAAGCTAAAGCTAGTGGTATCCCATTAGTACAAGAATTACGTAGAGTAGGTATTCCTGTAAACACTTTTAGTCCAGGAAAAGGTCAAGATAAGATTGCAAGACTTAACGCAGTTTCTCCAATTTTCCAAGACGGAAGGATTTGGGTTCCTGAAAACAGGTGGGGAGAAGAACTTATGGAAGAAGTTTCTGATTTCCCTGCAGGCGAAAACGATGACCTTGTAGATGCGACAACTTTAGCATTAGCGCGGTTTAGAGAAGGTGGATTTTTAAGTCTTTCCACTGATTATGAAGACGAATACGATTACCCAAGAACGCAAAGGGTTTATTATTAATCAAATAAGTAGTAGAGTTTGTATATATGGCAATAGAAAGAACACCATTTTCAGTAATTCCAGGAACTGAAGAAGACCTAGCAATAGAAATTGAACAACCTGAAATGATGGATCCTCAAAATACGGAAGTGTATTTAGCAGAAGACGGATCCGCTACGATTGGATATGATCCAGAAGAACAAATTAATTTACAGTTCGGAGAAAACATAGCTGAAGTCATTGATGAACGAGAATTATCTGCAATCGCGTCTGAATTAACAAGTTTATATGAAGACGATTTAGAATCACGAGATGATTGGTTCAATACTTTTAGTAAAGGTTTAGATTTATTAGGTATTAGGGGAGAAGATAGGTCACAACCCTTTGAAGGAGCCTCTGGAGTACACCATCCAATTCTTTCAGAAGCGGTAATTCAGTTTCAATCCCAAGCTTATAAAGAATTATTGCCTGCAGGAGGACCTGTAGACACAGAAGTTTTAGGATTAAGCGACGATGCTAAGTTAGAAAAAGCAAATCGCGTAAAAAACTTCATGAATTATCAAATAACTTATAAAATGGAAGAATTTGACCCAGAAATGGATCAATTATTATTTTATTTACCCTTATCAGGTTCCGCATTTAAGAAAATTTACTACGATCCGTCCTTAGGGCGAGCAACTTGTCGTTTTATTAAGGCAGAAGACTTAGTTGTTCCGTATTACGCAGTAGATTTACTTACAGCCCCTAGAATTACACATGTAATCCATATGACTGAAAATGAATTACGCAAAATGCAAATTTCTGGTTTCTATAAAGACATTGATATGCTTTCTCCAGGAACCGTAGAGGTCAGTGACGTTGAAAAAAAGGTAGAGGAGCTAGAAGGAATTACAAGAACGACGTCTGACGAAGAATTTACTCTTTTAGAGATGCATGTTGAATTAGATATCGAAGGTTTTGAAGACAGAGACAATAACGGCGAAGAAACAGGTTTAGCACTACCCTATATTGTAACAATATGTAAAGATACAAACGATATTCTTGCAATAAGACCAAATTATAGACCAGAAGATCAAATGAGAAGGAAAATTGAGCATTTTGCTCATTTTAAATTTCTCCCTGGACTAGGATTTTACGGATTTGGGTTAATCCACATGATGGGAGGACTTACTAAGTCTGTAACTGCAATTTTACGTCAATTAATAGACGCAGGTACACTTTCTAACCTGCCTGCAGGATTTAAATCACGTGGGTTAAATATTCAAAAACATGATGATCCATTACAACCAGGAGAATGGAGAGATGTTGACGTTCCTGGAGGTCGACTATCAGACTCTTTCCTTCCGCTACCGTATAAAGAACCAAGTGCAACATTGATGTCTTTATTAGGTTCTTTAATTGATTCAGGTAAACAATTTGCTGCAACTATCGAACAACCTACGGGAGATGGTAATTCTGAAGCCCCTGTTGGAACAACTGTTGCTTTATTAGAAAAAGGACAACGTGTTATGTCTGCAATCCATAAAAGATTGCATTACGCACAACGTCAAGAATTTAAAATTTTAAAAAGAGTTTTTGGAGAGTTTTTGCCGCCTGAATATCCGTATCAAGTTCAAGGAGCGTCTGAAAATGTATTTTCAAAAGATTTTGACACATCTGTAGACGTAATTCCTGTAAGTGATCCTAATATCTTCAGTATGACTCAAAGAATTGTTTTAGCGCAAACACAATTACAAATGGCACAAGCAGCACCTGAGCTTCATAATTTAAGAGAAGCTTATCGTAAAATGTATTTAGCTTTAAATATTAAAGACATCGATTCGGTACTTCCACAAGAAGAAGAAATACCGCCCAGAGATCCTATAAGCGAAGAACAAGCAGCTATAGTCGGAAACCCTATAAAAGCTTACGAATTTCAAAACCATGAAGCATATATTGCAGCGCATAGTGCTTTCATGCAAAATCCTATGGTTCAACAAAATCCTCCAGCAATGCAGGCGATTGGAGCAAATATACAAGAACACCAAGCAATGTTGTACAGAATACAGATTGAACAAGCAATAGGTCAGCCTTTACCTCCTATGGAAGATGGACAAATGCCTCCAGAACTAATGAATCAAATCGCAGTTATGGCGACACAGGCAACACAACAGGTCACAGGACAAGCACAAGCTATGGCTGAAGCTGAAGCAGCAAAACAAAGAGATCCACAAAGAGAAATGTTTGAAGCACAGCTTGCATTAGAGCGTGATCAATTAATGCAAAAAGAAGGAAAAGACCAACGCGATAAAGAAGTTGAGTTAATGAAAGCAGAAATGCAAGGACAGATTGAACGTGAAAAAATTGCAGCACAAAATGAACGTGAGGACATAAAAGCTGCAGTTGATTTACAAGAAGCAGAATTACGAACTCAAAGAGACGTTGAAAAGAATTTCACTGAATTAGTTAAAACAGTACGTGAAAGTACAAATCAAAATGGAGAAATATAATGAATAGTTATAGTGATAACAAAAACTACCCAAAACCTAAAAGTATGGGCAGTTCTTCAAGTATGAGCGATCCTTCTGTTCAAGACGACACAAGAACAAAAGACGTAAAAGCTGGAGAATTAATTATAAAAGATGACAAAGTATCGGGCGAAGAAGCGAAGATGAAAGCTGGATACGGTCAAACAAAAGGACTTCTTTATTATAAGTACATTAAATAAATAATTAATGGATTATATTAAAGCGGCGGAGCATTTGCTCCAAAAAATACGAGAGAGAAAAGAAGCTCTCTCGCAAACACTGGCTACAGGTGGTGCTCAGGACATTGAGCAATATCATCGAATAGTTGGTGAAATCGCAGGTTTGAATATAGCGGAGCAGGAGATTCAAACTTTAAATAAAAATATGGAGGAAATAGATGACTGATACTGTTCCAAACCGAGTTGACAATTTTGGCAGCAAAGGAGAAGTCCCTGAAAAGGAACTAACACTAACTGTTGAGACGTTAGATTCGCACACGGAAAAATTACCGCACCCCACTGGTTATAGAATTTTAATCCTGCCTTTTGTGGCACAAGCAGTGACTAAAGGAGGCATACATTTATCTAAACAAACGCTAGACAAAGAACGACTAGCAACTGTTGTAGGTTATGTTGTCGAACTTGGACCTGATGCCTACGGAGACTTAAACAAGTTTCCTGACGGACCTTGGTGTAAAAAAGGAGATTGGGTTATATTCGGCAGATATGCTGGAGCTCGTTTTCAAATAGAAGGTGGCGATATGCGCCTTTTAAATGATGATGAAATTTTAGCAAAAATAGATAACCCAGAGGATATATTATCATAAACGTGGAGAAACCATGCAAGAAGAAGCACAAAATTTAGAAATAGAACTAGAACTTCCTGAAGGGGAAGTAGATATAAGAGAGGCAGATGTTGATGACTCAATACCTAATAATCAAGGTGTAGAGGCGCAACCTGCTAAAGAAGATGAGTTAGATAAAATTAGCGAAGGCGTCCAAAAACGTATCGATAAACTAACTTATAAAATGAGAGAAGCTGAAAGACAACGCGATGAGGCTGTAACTTACGCACAAAATGTACAAACGGATAATTCTACATTACGTGATAAATTAAAAAGTTCAGACTCTTCCCTTTTCAAAGAGTACGACAATAGAGTACAATCTGATATAGAACGAGCCAAAGAAAATTTAAGAACGGCTCAAGAACTAGGAGATGGGGATGCAGTCGCAACAGCAACGGAAAAACTTTCAAGGAGTGCAGCAGAAGCTGAAAACCTTAAAAGACTTTCTGCGCAACAACAAGTTAGAGCGCAAAACGTTGAACAATCTGTTTCAGAAGTTCCTCAACAAAGATTTGAACAACCAGAACCAGAACCAGATCCAAAAGCGCAGGAATGGGCTAATAACAATAACTGGTTTGGTAAGGATCAAGCGATGACTTACGCAGCGTTTGGTATACATAAAGAATTAGTTGAAGAAGGAATAGACCCTACTTCAGATGGATATTATTCTAAAGTCGATCAAAGAATGAAAGAATATTTTCCAAATAAGTTTTCAGAAGAGCAATCTGCACCAGTGCAACAGGTTGCTGCCTCTAGCCGTGGGGCTGTAGGTAAAAAAACCGCCCGCAAAATAAAACTCACACCAAGTCAAGTAGCGATAGCTAAAAGACTAAATGTGCCACTAGAAGAATATGCAAAGCATATGGAAGGAGTATAAAATGACAGAAGATAATAAAACAGACGTCACCACTGATCGTAACTCACGATCTGCAGAGACACGAGACACACAAACTCGCAGAAAACCTTGGCAACCCCCGTCTATGTTAGACGCACCCGTAGCCCCTCCTGGATACCAACATCGTTGGATTCGAGAATCTGTAAGAGGATCAGATGATAAATCTAATATGTCAAAACGTATTAGAGAAGGATATGAACCTGTGAGAGCAGAAGATTATCCTGATTTTGAAGCTCCTACTATAGAGGATGGAAACAGATCAGGAGTTATTGGAGTTGGAGGTTTAATCCTCGCAAAAGTTCCAGTTGAAACCGCAAATGAAAGGAACGCTTATTTTAAAACACAAACAAGCGATCAACTTAACGGTGTAGACCATAACTATATGCGAGAAAGCGATCCTAAGATGCCTATTAAGGATAGTGATATTCAAAGGTCATCAAAGGTTCAATTTGGTAGTCGACCAGATGAGTCGTCTAAATAATAATAATAATTTTATATAGAGGTATATATTATGGCAAATACAAATGCCCCAAACGGGTTTACGCCAGCATACCACATGTATGGAGGTGTTATTCGTCCGTCTCGTATGAGAATTGCTAGTGCAACTAATGCATCAATCTTTTCAGGTGATGTTGTTTCTTTATCTAGTGGTTACGTAATTCAAGGCACGGCGACAAGCACTCCTATAGGTGTTTTTTATGGTGTATTTTTTACAGCAACTGACGGCACTCCAACTTTTTCTAAAGTTTGGACTGCTGACACGGCTACACAAGGCGGAGCGGATGCCGAAGCTTTAGTTTATAGCGATCCTGGTATCGTTTATGAAGCTCAATTTACTGCAGGTACACCTGCTGTAAGTTTTATCGGCAGCAAGTACACTCTTTCAACTACTGCGGGCTCAACGCTCAACGGTAGATCGAAAGAAGGTGTTACTGCAACAACTTCGTCAGGTATAGCTTTATGTGTAGGCTTTAACTTGTCCCCATCGAATTCGATAGGCGCAAGTGCAAGAGCTTACTTCACATTCCCGACGAATACGTTCGCGGTTTAATTTAGGAGTATAAATAATGGCAATTAATAGAGCACAATTAGTAAAAGAGCTAACTCCTGGACTGCACGCACTTTTTGGGTTAGAGTATGATCGTTATAACAACGAACATGAAGATATTTTCGACACCGAGAGTTCTGAAAGAGCTTTCGAGGAAGAAGTAATGTTAACTGGCTTCGGTGAAGCATCTGTTAAAGGGGAAGGCGCAGGAGTCGTTTACGACACAGCGCAAGAAGCTTGGACAGCACGTTATTCACACGAAACTGTAGCACTAGCTTTCGCCCTAACGGAAGAAGCTATTGAAGACAATCTTTATGATACTCTTTCTTCAAGGTACACAAGAGCCTTAGCTCGTTCAATGCAAACAACCAAACAGGTTAAAGCAGCGAATGTTCTTAATAACGCTTTCAACTCCAGCTTTGTTGGTGGTGATGGTAAAGAACTTTGCGCTACTGATCACCCGACAGTTGCAAACATTGACATGAAAAATGAGCTAAGTACGGCAGCAGACCTTAATGAAACTTCTCTTGAACAAGCTTTGATTGATATCGCAGCTTTTCAAGACGAGAGAGGTCTTAAAATAAATGCACAAGCAACGAAATTAATCATTCCGCCTGCTTTGCAATTTACAGCTGACAGACTCATGGAAAGTCCTGGACGAGTAGCAACCTCAGATAACGATATCAATGCTATAAGAAATATGGGCATGGTTTCAGGAGGATACGCGGTAAATCATTATCTAACAGATACTGATGCGTTCTTCTTAAAAACTGATGTACCTAATGGTCTTAAGCATTTCGTTAGAACACCTGTATCTACCAGTATGGAAGGCGACTTCGAAACTGGAAACGTTAGATATAAGGCTAGAGAGCGTTACAGCTTTGGATTTAGTGATTGGAGAGGAATTTTCGGATCTCCAGGAGCTTAATCTTTACAGTTCTTATTGGAAAAGGGATCTTCGGATCCCTTTTCTTTTTTGATTCGATGATATAGAATGGATTCGAACTAGGGTAATTATAATTAATCTATCGACTGACCTAGCAGACTCGCCAAGACGATAGAATTTTATTAAGGAGACTTAATATGGCAAAATCGACATTTTCAGGTCCAGTCAAATCTTTGACAGGATTTATTTCAGCAGGTGTTGGCAACAGCGTAAGCTTAACAGCAGACACCTCATTAACAGTAGCAGATCACGCAGGAAAAATCTTGTTGTGTAATGATGCAGACGGTAAATTTACTTTACCTTCTATAAATATTTCAGTTCCAACTGATTCAACAGACCCAAACCAGTTAAACAATATCGGGGCT